CAGTTGCGGGAAGCGCGTGCAAAAATGCGCATGGAACAGGGATTGCTCGCCCCGGATGTGATGCGGGAAATAGGTGTAGGCAAAAAACGTGAAGTCGCCGGACAGTACCCTGCGCCGGCGTGCGTTGATGGCCTCCGGCGAGGTGTCAAGCCCGGTGCTGTGCGCCTGGATATCGGCCCGCAATGCGTGCTTGAGCATCGCCAGCTCTTTGAGAAAGTCACGCCCGCTTAATTGGCTCATATTACCTCTGGTGGGTGAGGCGCCGATAAGTGCTAAGATCCGTTGGCCACAACATCACTTTTTACCCTCGGAGCCTCAAATCATGGATATAACGGGTTTTTTGTCACTCTACGAATCTGTCAAAGCGGTGAAAGACGTTGTTAAAGCCGCCTCTGACCTGAAAACCGACGTTGCCATTAACGAAAAAGCGACGGAAATCTACAGCTACCTTAACGACGTGCAAGAAAAGCTAATGTCGCTGCAGGCTGACCATATGTCGATGACGCGCCTCAAAGACGATCTCGAACGTCAGGTTATGGAGCTGACGCAATGGAATAAGGAAAAAGCCCACTACGCGCTGGCCAAACTGCCATCGGGTGCGATGGTGTACCAACTCAAGCCGTCTTATCAGGGCGATGAGCCAGCGCATTACCTTTGCCCCAACTGCTATCAAAAGCAGGTTAAATCGATTCTTCAGTTTCATGGCTACTCCCAATGGCACTCCATTTTGCGTTGCCCTGATTGCACATCAGATTATTTTAACGAACGTCAGGATATGACGTGTTACTCCGTTGGGCGCCGCAGCAGTTTCTATGACGATGATCTTTAACCATCCTGTTGAAATGGCAGCTCTATTTAAATATTTTGACTGCCATTCCAAGCTCCGTTCTATCCCGTTGAGATGGTGATTTTTAATCAAAGAATGTATTCACCGACGCAACAATTCGCTCTACCTCTTCCCTGGGGGACATCGCTCCCTCAGTTTTAATCACCATCGCCAATCCGTTTTTCAGTTTGACCAGATACGAGTCAGGAAAACCTTGTGGCTCAGCTTCCAGCAGGCAAATATCGCCAGCGGCGACATAGCAACTCTCAGAAATTTTGACGAGCAAACTCATAGCATTCTCCTTTTAATTAACAAGTCATTGCCGGCTTTTTCGCCATGTCCGGCCCATGGTTTTGTGCTAGGTTATTTTCTGTCCGGCAAACCGTCGCAGGGGAAACGGGCAGAAACCCACTCACACAGGAGATGCCACCATGTCAGGTGACAACGATGATGAATACGGCGTCGCGAACGGCAGGCAACGCTTGCCGGACAACGTCGTTCCGCTACACGCCCTCCACCGGCCATACTCCCCCCAAAGGGAGGACGAGTCGGACGAGGACGAACAGGAGTAAATAAGCCATGCCTAAGCCATCCGATACCCTGAAGCTGACCGTCCATTACAGTTACTACCTGGAGGTCATGACCTTTACGCTGAATCAGCGTCTGGATCGCTTCCTCTGTTTTTGCCAGTTCCTGCTTGGCGCGTCCGTATTTGCCGACAGTGCCTTCGGATGGCTTATCGGGTTTTTGATTGCCGCTATCTCGGCGGCCCAGCTGGCGTGCAAGCCCGGAGCCGCCGCCGGCCATGCCAAATTGCAGGCCCACCGCTACAAAATACTGTGCGACGAACTGAACACCCTCGATAGCGCAGCCGCCCAGGCAAAACTGCACGATATCGAAGAAACCGACAGCCCGATCAATACGCTGCTGTGCAACCCTGCGCGTCTGCGCGCGTGCATCGCCCTGGGTTTCCAGAAAGACGCTGTGCTGACCGGCAAAGAGCGGTTGGTCGCTTGCCTTGGCGGCGGCATTCCTGAATAAGCTACCCATGACGTTCAGCATCCGTTGAGTCAGCTGCATCAGCGATATTCACCTCATCCACCAACTGCGCCAGACGCGCCCATGCCGTCTGGCTGTTTCCTTGCTCAGCCAATGCAACGCGACCGTCGCTCAGCAGCACTTTGACCTGGCGATTGCTGTCGATATGCATATCGTCAATCGTGTTGTAGGCGACATAGTGGTCGCTTGCCAGGCGGATCATCCTAGCCATAAATCCTCTCTATCTCTTTGCCGAACCCCTCCAGCAGCTCGCCGAACGGCAGCAACTGCTGGGGGTGATTGTCCTTGATGTATGCGGCCAGCAGCTGGATCACTTCCAGCGCCACGGCCAGGCGTGACACCTGCGGCATGGCACTCTTGCTGCTGGCGACTGCCTTGTTGAACGCATCTGACAGGCTGGCCAGCAGCTTTACGCGCTCCGCCGGTTCGATTTGCACATCGTCATAGGCCAGCTTGTCCATGGTGGTCTTGAACTGCACCACCAGGCCGGTAAACATGGCGAGGGTCAGTTCCTCTATACCGCCGCCGGCCAGCAGGCGTGCGCCGCGTAATTTTTCCCAGTCATCACCGCCGGCCTTGCTGTCGTTCTTCCAGCGTTGCGCGGTCCCATAGGAGACCCCGCACTGCACGGCGGCGATTTCCAGCGAAAGCCCGTCGAATACATAGGCCCGACGTAACCGGTCGCGCGTCTCTGGCGGGTATGCCATCAGCCAACCCCCAGCTTTGCCTTGATCAACATGATCGTGGTGTACACCAGGCCGCCGCTGACAGTGCCGGACAGCGCGCCGGCAATAGCGCCCTGGCGAATGGCCGAGGACTTCACGTCATCGAGGCTGTTTTCCATCCGCGCCAGGCGCTGATTGATTTCAGACAGCAACGCCATTTCGGCAGACGTTGCCGGTCCCCGGCGGTAGCGCGATGCGCGTCGGCCCATAATTAGCTCCTTTTATCCGCTTTGCGGTCTAGTTTCTGGTCGATGTGCTCGACACTGCGTTTTACATCCTTCAACAAGTCCAGTAACTGGTCATTGTTTCGCTGTGCATCGTCCCGGCGCTGGTATTCCGTGCGGATGGCCTGGAGGCCATTACGCAGGTCTTTCAGCTCGGCAAACATATGTTTAAAAAGACCACCGAACAGGCCCATCAACAGGCCCATGGCGATGTTAAACGCCATTTCAAGAGTCATTGTTCCCTCCCGGTGTACCATTGGTTAAGCTGCTGCAGTTGAGCCTCTAATGACTGACACCAGGCGCCATAGTCGGCACTGTGCCGGATGAGACCGCCGGCGGAGAGTCCGCCTGCGCTGCTGGGGGCTTCGGCGGAATGGCCAGCAAGGCCGCCGGCGGTGTTGGGCAACTGCTGACCACAATCGGCATAGCCGAGGGCGGCGTTGTAGAGGCACAGCCCGCGAGGGCCAATGCCGGTAAAACCCACATCGTTTTTAACCGCATCGTCGATCGCCTTCTTGAGTTTGTCTTTCGTTGCCTGCAGGTGAGATTGGCTCTGCTGCAGCTCGCGGGAGAGCTTGTCGCCGAGCTGCTGCGCCGCCTGCAGCTCGCGCAGCGCTTTAGCCATGGCCTGGGCGTGCTGCTCGGCCTGCTGGCGCAGCGTTTCATTCAGCGCCGACTTATCCGCGGTCAACTGGCCGATGGTGTTGTGGGCTTTCGTCAAGTCGCCCTGCAGCTGAGCGCGGCCGGCAGACTGCCCCAGGTAATAGGCACCAACGCCGACGCCGAGCACCAGCAAATAGGAGACAAAGTGGGTTTGCAGGTGACTAAGCACCAGTCTGAGGGTTAACAGCATCGCCCACCTCCAGCTTGGCCTTGTCCCGCTTGATGGCGGCGAATTTCGACGCCTGAGACTGGAAAACGAACGCGCCCAGGTAGGCAGCCAGGTGCCACTCTTCCAAGTGACCGGTCACCGTAACCCAGACGATAACGAACGACGCCACCAGGAACGCGCCCAGCACCATGGTGTCCGAGGTGGACAAGCGGCCGGTGGCCGGATTGGTGATGAGTTCGCCCAGGCGGCGCAACAGCGTGCTCATCAGCGCGGACATAAGGCGGCCTCGGCATCTTTCAGGCGGGCCAGGCGGTCATCCATCCCCAACATCCCGCTGTTGATCCGACGCGTCAGCCCTTTGAAATCACCGCTGTCGGCGTAGTTGTTGAGATTGTTCGACCACCAGAAGAACGCGGCAGAACGCGCTGCCGGCAGCGGCTGCAGCAGCAAGTCAGGACTACCGAGCAGGTCAAGCCCCAGGGCATTGCCGGCGGCGCGGTAATTGTTCTTGAAGGTGGTTTGAATCAGCCCACGGCCACGGTAGCGCCAGCCGTCCCCGGATGACTCCGGGCCATTGCCGCCCCGGTTGGCGTAGGCACGGTTGGCCAGCTTCTCCGGGCGGCGAACGTAGCCGCGCGCAAACTCGATTTCGTCCGGATCAACCACGCCGTCGCCATCGAGATCAAAGCCGGTGCAAAAGAGGGTCGCAATGCGGCGGGCGTCGGTGTAGTAGAGGCTTTCGGACAGCGAGGTGAAACCGTTGCTCTCATGCCCAACCTGCGCCAGAAACGCCGCCTGGCGTTTGGGGGTATCGATGCCAAACTCTGCCATCGCCGACGTGATGGGGGCGTGCCAGCGTGACACATTGGCGGGGGTTAACCTGGCTGCACGGCGTAACTGTTCGGGGGTAATCATAAAAAAAGCACCATCCGGTGAAAGATGGTGCCAGTATGATTAAAACGGAGTTTTTCAAAGCGGGGACGGTGTTCGTCACCCTTTGATATCAGGCAAATTTACTATAACAGATCTAATTGCTGTGACGATACCTGTCGCTCAGCCAACAGCTTTTGCGCCCAGCGGTCGGTCACGCCATATTTGGGGCAAAGCGTGATGCGCGCAAAGCGGGAGCTTTCACCGGCCGCCACCAGGGCGTTGTGCTCGTCGATAAAACGGCGGTTACGCCACTCGCGCAACGCGCTGTCACAGCGCGGAATGTACAGCGGTTCACTGCCGAAGTGTTTTTCAATCACTTTTGCCGTCTCCTTTCCCAATAGTTCGACCAGCAGCTCGCCGCGCCGGTTGCCCTTTTTACGCACGGACTTGCCGACCTTGAAGGTGATGCCGCCAAGATGGCTTATCATTTCCTCGGTCTTGGCGTAGCCAATCAGTGAGATCAGCTCAATGACCACAGATGGCAACAGCGCTTCAACCTGGCTTAAATCGGGCTTGATCTCGTTAAATTTCATAATGGCTTACTCCTGTTTTTGCGGCGTTTGGCGTCGATGATCAGCGCCTTCATCACCGCAGACAGCTGCTCGACGGTCAGCCACTCCAGCACATGCTGCTGGTACATGTGCGCCGCCAGCCCCTCGGCGTAGTTCCAGGGGCGCTTGGCCTCGGCCAGCAGCGCCTCAATCTTGGCCAGAATAGCCTCTTTCGTGTGCGCTACTTTGGGCCGGCGTCCGTGCCGGGCGGTTTTGCGGGGGAACCCCTGCTGATGCAGGTACTCGCGGACGCGCTGCAGCTCGTCCAACGAGCACTGCCGGCAGGAGGTTTTACCGGCGGTGACCCTGGCAATCATCTGACGATAGGTGTCGTCATCCATCCCCAGGAACGCCTGGCCGGCCTTGATGGCCCCGATGAGGCCTTTCGCGTTAGGTGTCATAACACTTTGGGGCGGTCAACCGTCGCCCACTGGATCTCTTTCTCGTCGTAGACCTGGTAAGCGCCGCCGTACCACTGCACGCCGTAACGAAATCGCTCATCCGGCATTGGAAACACGTTGAGAACAACGCCTCGGCCAGGCCGGGGCGGCAACTTAACCACGCTGCCCTCGGGGTACTTCATGAAAGGCCTCCAGAGGCTCCAGGCGGTAGACGGATACGCCGCCAATCTTGCCCTCGACCCGCACCACGGTCTTACCGTTCTGCAGGTGCCAGGCCACCGAGCGCGTCACCACTTCTTCGCAGTCAGGCACACCGACAACGGGGTAGTAGCGAAACCGCGAACCCACCGGAAAACGCCGGTTATAGTCTTTGGCGCTGGTTTTACGCAGGATGTTTTTCATGCGGCCCCCTGTCACTCTGCAATTGATGAAAACGACCGATGAAAAGCCGGTGAGCCTGGTGTGGATACAGAGGTTTGATGGTGAATCGTTCCGTGGGGGCGATACCCGCAAGGATGTCCCATTGATCACCATCATCAATACCCAGATCGCGGCGCTCGGTGGCCAACATCACTAAATCCGCCTGCTTGACCGCTGGGCTATGCTTCTCAGACAGGTTGAACCTGGAACGAACGGCACTATCAACCTCTGCCTCAATATCGCGATAGTCCGGCAGCAGTGCCTTCAGTGGTGCCGGGATATCCTGGCAATATGCTTCAGCGGCATCATGCAACAGCGCTTCCATCGCCAGTTCTGGCGGTACTAAGTAGCTCGTCAACAGCGAATGCTGCGCGACGCTGTAAAAAACCTCCAATTGCCCACAAAAGCGGCAGATATTGGAAAGCGCTTGGGCAATGTCGCCAATATCAATCATGTCCGGCCTGATGCCCTCGTAGCAAAAATGGCGGCCACTGTTCGTGCGGATGTAATGCTGTTTCGTCCGTTGCTGTAGATTGATCTCGACGCAGTTCGTCAGCAGTTCGGCATCCAGCATTTCATCCGCTATCCGGTAGGCTGACTTGGCCATATCGGCGTAATCGGCCCAGGCTCCGGTATTCAGGCCACTAATCACCAGCGCCTGCATAGCTGCACTGGCGAACTGCTGGCGAATATTCAGGGTTTCATTGCTCATTCGAACCTCCAGAGTTTTTTATGGCGTTCAACAGCCTGTTTCATCGCGACGCGCTGGGCGTTTGTGTGAACCTTATTGCCGCGCGGATCATAGAACTGGAAACGAGAACGCACAGGCAAACGCGGATATTCGATCACCGTGGCTTTATTGGTCAGGTGATAAATACGCTTCGCGCCATCATCCTGGTGTTGGCAGCCAGAAACAGACAAAAAGGTGGGTAGCGTCATGCGCCAATTCCTCCCCAGTTACTATGAACTGTACCGGCAGCTTTAAACGGGTCTTGGTTCCACCATTCACCGGACATGTACTTACGCACTTCCTGTCGCCCAGCCAATACGCCAATTTCTATTCCAGGCCGAACGTTTTTGAATAAGGCCCGTGCGAAAAGGTATTTATTGGCCACCGCAGAGCGCTTTGGTGGCTTACGTTTGGTTAATATCATTGCTCACTTACCTCGCACTTGAATCCGGCTGTGTAGATGGCATTGATGACTTCATCGAGATTTACAACCAGGGGATAATCCATATCGCCGTCCGGGTAAAATGCCTCCGGCAATTTCACTGCCGTAGCCAGCTTGGTTTCCAGTGACTTTGCATATTCACTGATCCCCTTAGCGCTCCAACCGCCCTCAATAGCTGCCTGCGGCAACATTTGAAGTACCAACTCCAGCTCAGAAACCCGAGCAGCCAAAATATCGCGCTGCGTTTTTAAGGCGAGGTGGTCTTGATACTCGACATATTCGCCGTCCGGTGTTTCACGCATAAAGGCCATTTCATGCGACATGTGCATTGAACAATCTGG